ATTTCGGCGTAGCGCCACTCGTGCTCCTCGTCGGGTACGTCGATCTTCACGGGGCAGACCCCGGCGGCGTAGGCGCGTCCGATCTTGCCGTTGGCGATGGGTTCGGCCAATACGACGAACTTGCCCTCGTGCGTATCGGCGGCGGGCGTGATGCAGGAAAGGGCCACGCGGTTCCTGAACTCTTCCTCGTTGGCGGATGGATCAATGATCGGGGCCTCGACGCCCAGGACCGCCATCCGGTTCTGATTCGAGCCACTGTCGTTGCGCACCAGTACGATGCTGGCCTGCGGGAACGAGGGTTGCGCCCCTTGGCCCAGGTGGGCGGTGCGCTGCCGAAAGTCCAGCGCCGCATCGATGAAGGCGTTGTAGGCGGCTGCGGGGATGACCAGCGGATCGCCGGAGCGGACCTTTCTCAATGCGCTGCTCATGTGCCGATCCCCAATGCCGCGAAGTTGCCGTCCTCATAGACCTTCTCGACGTAGGCCGCGACAGGCTGTTTGACCAGCGTGTTTGAGCCGGTGTCTTCCGCGTCGGCATAGCGCACCCAGAGGTACTCCCAGCCTTTCTTGCTGATGCCGGTGATGGGACCGACGGAAATGCCGGTGCGGTTGGGTGAACCGGCAAAACGGAAAGTGATCTCCCAATCGTCATCAGGGCCGGTGCCGCGGCGCGAACCGGAGGCCCCCAGGAACAGGCATTCCCCGGCCGCCAGACCCCGGAACGGGGCGTTATTGACCTTGCCGGTGAGCTGGAAGAGCGTGCCCTTGTAAGCATTGGTCACCTGGCTGGCCGGCAGGTAGTGCGTCTCCGAGAAGTTGTAGACCGGCACGGTGATGTCGACGCCCTCGACGTTGTCGTGCGTGACGCCGATGGCCCCGCCAAAGTCCGGCGCGGTGCCGCTGGCGGCGTAGCGACCGACGGTCTGCAAGGACTGGGTGATGTGCTGCGTGCCGCCGCCGGTGTCGAAGGCGAAAGATGAGTCGCCGGTCTGGGGCGGGTCGGGGTACTCGAAAGGCGCATAGTGAACCGTGCCGGTCCAGAGGCACTTGTCGGGATGGGTGGTGTCGACGTGGACCGGCTCGACCGTCACCGGCTGACGCTTCATGTTGTGCAACACCGTCGGTGCGGTCGCCTTGAGCGTGGCGATAGCGGCCGCCTCGTCGGCAGTGCCGGTGATCGTGTAGATCAGTTCCGCTGACTGACCTTCTGTAATCTGACGGGAGTCGATGTTTTCGGTGCAGGTGATGGCCATCCGTGGCCTCCTGTAATCAAGCGAACGTCAGACCGCCGGTTTGCGCAGCCTGCAGGAGCTTCTTGGTGTTCTTGGCCGTCTCCTCGGTCGCCTTGGCGGTGCGATCGGCGGCGTCCCCGGCGGCCAGACCCTGGATAGCGGCGGCGTTGAACGTGCCCCGCACGCCGATCTTCTCCGCTTCCTGGTGGACCAGGTCGCCCAGACCGGCCAGCGCCTGGCGGGCCTTATTGATCAAGTCATCGGGACCTTCCAGGCCATCCGGAGCGGCTTCGGCTTCCTTGGCCTCGCGCTTCTTGCGAGCGGCTTCAATGGCTTCGCGCCACTCCTGCCGGGCCTTGGCCAGGTCGGCCTCGTTTTCGGCCATGCGCTGGGCATATTCGGTATCCAGTTCGCGGTGCTTGGCGAGGTTCTCGCGGCCGATCTCGGCCAGCGTCGCTTCGTGAATGGCCGCCGCTCGACGACGTTCCGCTTCGCGCTGGGCTTCACGCTGGGCGAGCTTGCGCTGCTGCTCATCCTCGATGCGCGCGATGGCTTCCTGCTTCTTTTGCTCGACAAGCTTGTTCTCGGCCTCCAGGTCAATGGAGTCATCGAACAGCGACTTGATCCAGTTCCACGCCTTCTGCGCCCCGGCTTTGATGTTCTCCCAAGTCCGGGCGAAGAACGATGTAAAATCCGTCCAGAGCTTGGAGAAGAAGGCGGTCGTCTCGATCCAGCCGACCTCCAGGGCGTGCCACACGATCTCGGCGACCGCCAGCAGACCGCGCCAGGCGTCATAGCCGATCTTGATGAAGAAGTTGCGGAAGTTCAGCCACGCCTTCTCCAGGACGTTCACGCCCCGGGTCCACTCCATCTTGAGGGTCAGCCACAAGACCTTCACCGCCAGCGAGATGTCGCCGGCCGCCAGAGCGTCGGCGATCCCCTGGTAGGCCGACAGCGCATCGTCCTTGAGCACGTTGAACTTCTCGCCCAGCCAGGTAAGGGCTTTGCCGCCGGCACCCGTCGCATGAATGAGGTATGCGCCCAATGCGGCCACGGCCGAGATGACCAGGCCGATCGGCGAGACCACGAAGGCGATCACCGCCCCCAGCAGCTTGAATACCGTGCCTACGCTCGTGACGATGGTCGCCAGCACGCCAAGCGCGCTGCCCAGCCCGCTGATGACCGTGCCCAGCGCCGCCAGCGCCAGTCCGCCGGCGATCACGACCGCGGCGACCTTGAACATCGTGGCCACCAATTGTTGATTACGGCTGATCCACTCCCCCAGCCAGCGCACCATCTCGGCGGCTTTCTGCACCAAGGGCGTGACCACCGGCAAGAGCGCCTGGCCGATGGACACGGAGGTGTCGCGCAATAGGCCGCGCAGGCGTTTCATCTGGTTGGTAAACGACCCGGCCGTCTTGACCGCGTCGCCGATCGCGCCCTGGTCGCCCATGGCGCGGGCGATGATGTTCAGCCGCGCCAGGGCCTTTTCCTGCTCGGTCACCTCCGTCCAGCTCTTGCGCACGCCCATGGCCAGAAGTTCCTGCTCCAGGGCGGCCTGCTTGATGTTGATGCCGAAGCGGTCCAGTACTTCCGACGAGCCGGACAGCGCGCTGATGAAGCGCCCGATGGCCTCGTCGTCAGATAAGTTGTGGAAGCTGGCGAAGTCCAACGCCAACGACTGCATGGTCTGGCTCAAGTCCCGCGCTGCCTCACCGCTAAAGCCCAGGCCCACGAAGAAGGATTGGAACGTGGCCAGGGCATCGCGAATCTCGATCTTGGACCGGCCGACACTGTGGGCCAGGGCGTCGGCGAACTGACCCGCCGCTTTGGCCTGGTCCTTGAAGACCGCCTCGAAGCGGCTGAGCGACTCCTGGGCATCCGAAGCGGCCTTGATGGACAAGGCTGCCAGCGGCGCGGTCACGGCGCTGACGGCCCCGGCGATCTTCAATCCGAAGTTGCGGATCGAATCGCCAAAAGCCTTGAGCTTCTTTTCCGCGCGGCGCAGACCGCGCACGAGTCTGGAGTCGTCAGCGAACAGCTCGACAAAGGCGCGACCGGCTCGAATGCCCTGTGCGGTTGCCACGTGCGCTACTCCTCGTCATCTACCGGCAAGCAATACCAGCCCTCCGGTAGGTTCATTTCCCCGGCAATGACCTGACCATCCGCATCCTTCACCCAGACCTTGGCGTCCTTAATGGTTTCCCGCAGACGCACGGGCGTGCCGTGCGGCACATAGACCGTGCGCACGCCGCACCCGGTGATCAGCAGGATCGGCAGCACGAAGGCGACTACAGGAAAGTGCTTGCGAACCTTAGCACGTAGCTTGTCCCTGGTCTGCTGGTCCGGGGCGGCGTCTTGGGCCGTGGGCCGCGACTGCTTCGCGACCCACGGCAGAAGAGCCTGGAAGAAGGCGGTCAGCACGGCGATCAGCCACTTCATCACGCCGCCTCCTTGGGCTTGGAGAGGCCGCCCCAGCGATCCAGCTCGCTGTGCTTGATCTGGATGCCCTGCTTGATCTGCTCAATCAGGGCAGCCGAAGGCTGCTTGCCGTTATTGGCCTCGGCGTAGGCGTTCAAGACAAACCGCAGAGCCGCATCGAGCTTGGCCAGACCGGCGTTGGGCGTGTCATCGGGGATCTGCTTCTCGGCCAGCTTGATGCCGGTGATGATGCTGCCCTCGTACTGCTTCCACTTCTCCTGCAGCGGGTTGAACTTGCTGGCCAGGAAGAGAAACAAGCCCACCGTGCCGGCCCAAATGAGCGCCAGGCCAGGAGCGGAGTTGAGGAACGTCCAGATTCCGTTCAGGATCGTATTGCCGTCCATGTTCAGGTGCCTTTCCGGGCCTCGAGGGCCTCTCGAAGAATTGCCAGCGACTGTTTGTCGGCGGCCATCCGTAGCCGCCGATCCTGCTTCGCGTAGGGATCAAAATCCGTGGGTTTGAAGGGCCGATGCCGCTTGGGGTCGCGGTTGGCGTTGGCGATCAGGGCGCAGATCAACGACGTGTGCGCCCAGCGTTCGCGCCCCAGGCCCTCGGCCATCCACAGCAGTTGCCGCAGCGTCAGAGGCCGGGGGTCGACGCCGATGGAGCCGGCGATGCGCCAGACATCGGCCCAGGGGTCAGGGCGCTGTTGATCGTCGCCTCGATGTCCAGGGCGTCGATCCGCGTCTCCACCGCCGTCACCGCCGCCTCGATCATGGCCATCTGTTTGGCGACCGCCTTGGCCCGGTCGTTGCGGCCGCGCGACCGGAAAAAATCGATCAGCTCCTCGTAGAAGGCCTTCTGCGCTGCCAGCAGCGTCTGACCATCGAACGCCGCCCGCACGTCCTCCTCGCTGACCTTGTGCGTCTCGAACTGCCCCTCGAGCATGGCGCAGAGCACCTCGCCCAGGAGCATTTCGTCAGTTCCGAGTCGGGTCAGCAGCGGCGGATCGCCCGCCTCCGGCTGAAGCAGATCGATGTCGAGCTTGGCCTTGACCTTCATGGCCGTGCCCAGGTTGAGTGCGATGGTCCAGGTCCGACCCGCTGCATCCGTGAACGTCTTCATCAGGCCACCTCCACCCATTCATCGAAGACCGCGAGCTTGGCTGTCACGCTCACCGTCACACCCTCCTCCAGCGGCTCGTTGCGGCTGAAGTTGGTGATGGAAAAGTCGCCCAGCGGACCTTCCGTGCCCGAGGCCGACCGATCGCCGGTGAGCACCGCCAGGCGGATCGTCCCCGCGGTCAGAAATGCGTTCTTGATCGCCTCGAATCCGGTATCGCCCGGCTTCCAGAGCATCTCGAACTCGGCGGTGCATTCGCGCAGGGTCGGGGCGGTCGCCCGCCAGCCCTGGTTGGCGCGGGTGGTCACATCCGCCTCACCGGCTTCCAGGGTAAGCGTCACGTCCTTGACGTTGCCCATCTCGGTCAGCGAGGACAACTCCGATCCTGCCGGCCCCTGGTAAATCTTGGCATTCATGCCCAACAGGAACTCTTGTGCCATGTGTCGATCTCCTTATCGAACGCTGCCGCGCCACATGGCGGGCAGTTGAGGTTTTTCTTTCTCGAAGGCCGGCCCCATATAGGGCCGGGCCTGGTACGTCACACGTTTCTTCTTGCCACGTCTGACCAGCGTTGCCTTGCCGCCGTACTCCAAGAGCGGCGGCGCTTCGCCGCGTCCCTTCTGGTTCAGTCGCGTCGGGCCAATCACCACGCTGCGGCGGTCCGCGTCGTAGCCGAAGAAGATGAACTTCTTCAGCAGCCCCGTGTGCGAACTGGGTGGCTGCCCCGGCGGCGCTGCCTTCTTGCGCTTGCGGATGCTGCTCTTGGCCGAGCGCCGCACGAAGGCCCCGAACCTGCTGAGCACCCGCCGGGTGGCGGCGTCCACCTTCGAGATCACCGCCTGGCGGTCGAAGAACATCCGCTTGATGTCAAAGCCGATCATGGCTGCTTGGCAGCATCCGCGAGTCTCTGGCGAACCATCTGCACCTTCGCCTGCACGTCGGCTGTCGCCGGTTGCGGCCCCAGTTCCCTGGGCCAGGTAATCCGCTCAATGCGCCCTTCGGCGTCGTAGTCCACATAGGTCTGGCGGCGCTTGGCGAAGGAGGCGTCACGCTCGATGGCCAGTTCCCGCAGTGCCGTGGCCAGTTCCGGTTGCTCAAACTCACGCATGGCTTCAACTCCAGTAGGCCGTGATGTCGAAGAACGTGCGCGTCGGATCGACGGTGACGATGTTGATCAGGTGGCCCTCGATCAGCCCGAACCGTGCCTGCACCTGGTCGCCGGGCTGCAGGACCGGCGTGGCCTCGACCTGGAGCGGCAGGGCCAGTTCGCCGCCTTGCACCAGGTGGTACAGGGCATCGCAGATGCCGACGGTGGTGATGACACCGGATCGGATCACCTCCAGTTGCAGGAACACATCCACCAGTTGTCCTTGGTTGGACTGCTTGTAGATGACGAACTGCGCCGAGAGGCGATGGCGGCCGGGACGGGCCGGGGTGAAGCGTCCAGCAGTCCAGGTGCCCAGGCGCGGGTCGATCATCTGGTTGTAGAGCCCGCGTGAGACCGGATCGGGAACGGCCGTCTCGCTAAAGTGCGCGAAGGCGTACGGCACCACGAACGTCGCGTACGGCGGCAGGTTCTGCCAGGACAGGCTCCCGGAAAAGACCGCCCGGCTGGTTCTGTCGATCGGCGTGTAGGGCATTACCAGGTCCCTCCGACGATGCTGATCGTGTCACCGGGCGTGCCCTTGACGAAGACCGCGCCCAGGTCGATGGATCGAAAGCTGTGCCACTCGCCGGCGATCCAGGGCACCTCCGAGCCGTCGTCGCCCTTGAAGATCACGGGCCCGGCATTGCCCGGCGGGCAGGAGATGGTCACCGATCCCACCAGCCGCTGACTGGCCAGCGGCTGATAGTCGGCGGTGACGGTAATCGTGCGCATGATGGTGTTGTTCATGGCTTCCTCTACTTCAGCGCCCGGTAGCTGACCGTCAGCACGCTGGTGAAGACACGCTGTTCGGCCAGGTGCTCGGGGGCATAGACCGGCTCGTTGCTGATCGATACCCAGGAGGCGAACGGTGCGGCACCCAGCGGCCGACGACGCAGGTAGTCGGCAATCTGGTCAACGAGAGTGCTCAATGCTGCCACCTCTGAGTCGAGGTCCTTGCCGAGCTTCTTCTGGATGCCGATGTCCACGGCGATCTCGTACTGGCTGGCGCTGCGTGTCGAGCCGGTGATCTCCACACGCTTGGGCACCACGGAAACCTTCAGATCCGCCAGGTCGGCCAGGTCAAACTCCGGCAACACCCGCCGCATGGCGGTGAAGCTCGGCGTGAACGTGCCTGGCGGTGCCGCATTCAGTTCGGCAGTCACGGCGTCGGCGATGTCAATGGCCAGGCTCATGCGTCACCCCGTAATCCAGGTGATGATTCCCGACGTGGCGGCGGTGATACCCGCACCCACGATCAGCCAGATCAGCCTCGCCTGGCGCTTGGCATCCTGCTCCAGGCGGTCCAGCCGCACGTTGATGCCGGGATGGCCATTGCCGCGAATGGCTTCATCCAGCCGGTCCAGCTTGCGATGCAGTTCCGCAAACTGGCGCTCGCAGGCGCTTCGGAAGTCGCTACTGACAGTCGAGTCGCTCACGTGTCCGCTCCGATGTCCTTGGTGTGAATGCGGTAGGTTTGGCGGTACGGATCGCTCCAGCGCCAGCAGCCTTCGCCGCC